TAAAATACATCACCTCTCAAATCTGTTTCAACACTTACTTCGTCAGATGATACATTGATACCATTACCAGCAACAACATTTAACGTAACATCACCTGAAGACCCACCACCAGTCAGTCCGTTACCTGCTGTAACACCTGTAATATCACCACTTGTGGTAGTAAATCCTGAATCATTATTGAAGGCACTTAACGGTATTTCACTAATCAGCTTTCTTCTGTCACTTCCATTATCGAGTATAATTAGTTCATCCTGCGAGCTGTTTACAGCAGCAGTCATATCTGTTAGCTCACTTAAATCTAACGTGAAAGTTACATCACCCCTGTTAGAACTAACATCAATTCCAGTACCACCGGTTGCAGCTGTTACAACATTACTGCTTAAATTTGATATTTGAGAAGCTGTGAGAGTTAAACTTGTTTGATGTTGAGTTACTCCAGCAGCACTAATCCTGGCTGTAGGTATTGTTCCGCTAGTAAGCTGAGTTGCATTGAGTGATGTAAGACTAGCTCCATTACCACTAAACAGACCAGCAGTAAGCGTTTGAGCTACTGCTCCGGTGTTTGCCGTATAATGTCCAGTTATAGCAACGCCTTGATTGTAAGTATTGAATTTTTGTGCGCTATTGTGATAAAGTCTTACCTGACTCTGACCAGTAGCCACATCACCCATATCGAGTAATACTTTGTTACTACCATTGTTATCGTGACCCTGGAATTTGAATAACGCTCCGTCTTTGAGAGAGTTAAACTCCATGAGGTTACTGGATGAGTTGTACTGTAGTCTTACGTCTCCGTCTGTTCCAAATCTAACATCCTTTAAATCAGCAACAGTAACATCGTTTTGAATTGTAGCATTAGCCGTAATAGTTGTATGACCGGAAATAGTTGTATTAGCACTTACGGTTAAGGTCCGACCACCAATAGAGTTTTGTATTCCAGTAATAGTTACGTTAGCAGAAATAGGAGCTGCTCCAGAAGAAGGAACAGCCTCTCCCAGTATATTGTTTGTACGTACTCTCCAAGTATTAAAAGTATCGGCGAGTTCTACGTTTGCAAATGGTAGTGCCATTTCTTATTCCTCTAACCCCGCCTTCAGCTCATTAATCTGAGCTTGTTGTTCTTTTACAGCTTCTATAAGTAGAGCTGTTAACTTTTCATAATCTACAGTCTTATACAACTCACCGTTGTCAGGATTTTCTTTGTCGATCAAAGGCATGGTATGATCACGAATAATAGCTGGTACAACTTTTTCTACTTCTTGAGCTATCACACCCAAATCACGTTTACCTACTCTTGATCCATTGTTCCACGTATATTCGACACCTCTTAGAGCAAGAACCTTATCAAGAGCACCTTCGATAGTAATTACATCATCCTTTAATCTTAAATCTGACACTGTAGTTGAAAATGCAACCACGTCTCCATCAACATGAAGATCACCATCGTTTTCAAGTCTCATATCTTCAGCATTATTTGTATAGAACCTTAGTCCGTGTGATGCATCGGAAAACATATAATCGTGTTGATTACCATGATAGACATCATCACTAGATGCACTGGATCGACGATCATCAGGTAATCGGTCTACACTAATTGTTCCAGTTAATTGTGACCCTGCTACAGACAGAGCTGCTTCATGCTGTGTTACGCTTGATTCACTTATTCGAGCATCAGCAAATGTACCAGAATTAACTTTTGATGTTGCTAAACTAGGAATATCTGATGCTGACAATGACAGTCTAGCTGATGGTACTGTGCCAGAACCAAGATTAGAAGCATTAAGGTCTGTTAAAGCCGAACCATTGAGTGCTGGCAAAGTTGCTGGGAATCTAGCATCTGGAACTGTACCTGAACCAAGATTAGAAGCATTAAGGTCCGTTAAAGCCGAACCATTAAGTGCAGGTAGTGTTGCTGGTAATCTAGCATCCGGAACTGTACCTGAACCAAGATTAGAAGCATTAAGTGAAGTTAAAGCTGAACCATTGAGTGCAGGTAGTGTTGCTGGGAATCTACCATCCGGAACCGTACCTGATGACAACTGTGAAGCATTAAGACTTGTTAGTTGCGACCCGCCGCCAGAAAAGCCAAAACTTCCTGCTATAACTTTATCTGCAAAAGTTGCAACTGTATTTGAGGCTAAAGTCAGTGCAGTACTGCCCGCGTTATCGTCAATACCGGTAGAAGTAAAGTTACTAATAGTACCGCCATCAATTTTGTCACCTGAGATTTGATTAGCAGCAAGTGTAAGTGTACCTGATGATACATCCAAAAATCTACTTGAACCAATCGTAACGTTGGCACCATCAATGGTGCCGCCATCAATGTCAGGCGTGTTAATGTCAGGCGTTGTAAGCGTTTTGTTAGTAAGCGTATCGGTTGTATCTTTACCAACTAAAGTATCAGTAGCAGATGGTAATGTTAAAGTAACATCAGCAGTACTTGCAGGACCAATCAAAGTAGCCTTATTTGTACCGTTGTTAGTACCTTCCAAAAATTCAATCTTACCAGCAGTAGTTGCAGTAGGAGTTAAAACAGGATTGGTAAGAGTTTTGTTTGTTAATGTTTGAGTACCAGTTAGCGTTGCTACAGTAGCGTCTATAGCAAATGTAATTGCATTACCAGACCCTGATGTATCAATACCAGTTCCGCCAGTGAAGGTAAGTGACTCACTGTCTAAATCTATATTTAGAGCACCACCGGTATCTCCTTGGAAGTCTAGATCCTGAGCAGTTACTTGAGCGTCTACATAAGCCTTAATAGCTTTAGCTGAGGCTAAAGTATCATCAGAACCTGAAACACTAGATAAATCAGTATCAACTGCAGTTACTCCAGTTGATGAACCTACTACTACAGTAGTTCCAGTCACAGTGGTACCAGTTACCGCATTAGCTGTGACTGTATTAGCGTTAACTGTTTCATTAATGAAATTAGTGCTCGCATCGGCCTGAGCGTAGTAACCCATAAGGTTATGGCTACCACATTGGTAATACAGAACACTTGGTGTGTCTTTATCAACAGTAATCCAAGTAGCAGCTCCAGCGTTACCTGGAGATGATCCCATTACAGTTACTCCACCCGTATAAGGTATACTTTTATCTTTATCAAGATAGAACCTTAATGGATGGCTACCATTCGTGGAATCCGATTGATCAAATTTGTAGTAACTTGGCCGCCCAGGATTCAATCCTTTCAGTCTCAAGATTGGAGATTCAATGCCATTAATAAAATAAGCCGAGGAAGATCCGCCAGCAATGCCGTGATAAGGATGATCAGATGTTTTTGTACCAACTGTAACGTTGTAAACAATAGGATTAGCGTTGCTACCGTGTACAGCTCCAAAAACCGATATCTTTTCGTTTATTTGGTTGGTACGAAGCAACCACGTCTGAAACGTGTCTGTAGCGTCAACATTTGCTAATGGAAGAGTCATTGCATGCCTCTGATATTTCTTTTATTTATTTGTACTCTAACATCGCTAACAAACGATCTAGCTTACCTTCTATAGATTCCATCTTATTGCGAATCTGTTCATTTTCCTCTTGCAAATCATCAATTGCTTGCATCTTACTTTTTGCTTTTCTATAAGCAGCAAGACCTTCATGGTCTACAGACAAAACAGCATTAGTTGAAGTATCTCTAACTAAGTTTGGCCTATCTTGTATCTTAGCATAACTCATCGTTGCAACGCAATTGCTCTCAAACCTCGTACTCGAGGTACTAAGTGAGATCCGGATGAAGTAAGAACTACTTTAACAGAATAGTACTTGTATGTTGTGAATCGAGCTTTACCTTCTCTTGACCTATACTCTACTATACTACTGTTGTTAGTGTTTGCAAATGCACTGAATTGTGTGGTAGAATCATTGCTGGTCGGGAAGTTAAACTCCATCTCTACAAAATCTTCTAGATCAGTAATACTTGAATCCCGCTTTTCAGTAGTTGCAGGTGTTAGTTTAGTATAGTGCTTATCTTCATAATCCTCTTCGTCATATTCATTTTGCACCCTTACCCAAACTTGTACATCTGTACCTGCTGGCTTATACGCATCCAAAATTACTCTTATATCTTCAGCATCTTGTCCATCAGCAAGTACTACTTTCTTAGAGATGTACTTAGCATTTGCTTTACCATAATTTCCAAACTCATTGTTAGCAGTATTGTTAACAATGTTTTTAACTAATACTAAAGACTTAGCTCTACCAAGGTCTAAAATTGGAGATACTCTATCGTTATTGGTACTCATAGTAGTCTGTAACGATAACGTCTTATTACCACTGTGAGTATTAGCTGTCTTAGTTGCTCCAGCAACTATCTTTTCTGCATCGATAAAGGTAAAGTCTGAATCTGGTCTAATTGCAGTAAAGCTACTATCGATAGAATTAGCATTAGAGGTAGTTTTTATTCCAACGGAAACATTAGTGTCTACATATTGAGCAATAGACAATCTTGGTGCAACAACGTTGTATTTGAGATCTCTAACATCAAAAACTTGAGCAACGTTATTTGAGGTTTCACCTCTAAAGAAGCCATTGTTAGGAGTAGTATTAGCCTCAAAAGCACCACCAGAACTGTCAATGATAAAGTCACCAGTTGTTCCATTATAGTATTGAACAGCTCCGTTTGCTGAACTTACCTTAATGCCGTTAGTTCCATGAACCGTACCAGTGTAAGTTTTACCCAAAGCACCCTTTCTTTTAAATGTAAGAGTTTGAGAAGCAGCAATGTCTTCTGGATTTGGAACATCTGCTCTAAACGTGAATGCTCCAGCTGTGTTAGATACTATCTGTCTTACGACACCACTATTGTTAAATGTGGCTGTAGCTGTACCATGCTGAACAGTATCACCAACGGCTGGTAACCCAGTATTAGCTGAGAGCTTGATGAGACTCTCTCCGATCACTCTCTCGTCAATTTGGAATGCACCAGAAATTTGAGTTGCACGAAGATACTCATCTGCCTGGTTAACCATATTAACTACACCGTTAACATTGGTACTGAAACTTGATCTCCAAATCTCAAACTTCACGTCCTCGTTTTGACGAGGTGAATAAGTTCTGTCATTAGCTGAAGTAAATAACATTCCAGCCGCAGGCTGCTGATCTACTAAAGCATTGGAACTAATATCATTGCCCCCTAACCTTGCAGTCCACAACCGATAACCTGGATCGTTACCATCAGGTTTGACAATAAATGCATACTCTTTGCCGCCTCTTAAATAAACTGGCGCATCAAAGTAGAAAGGTGTTACAGCCTGGCCATCGCTACTTACGTTAACATCTGCCTTTTCAATTCGTTTGTTTCCAAGAGGCACTCGGATATTTGTAATTTGACCATTGATCATTTCACGGATTTCAACAGCAATACCGCTGTTGCTATTAGTACCAGGCTTACGCTCGAAGAAAAGGTCAATAGCACTTACAAAAATACCATCAGCTCCAATACCAAGATTATTACTAAGACCAGCAGCATCTTGTGATGTGCTTGGATTACTGTATTCGAATTCACCTACTACAAATGATTGAGCAACTGGATCACGCCATCTTCTATCTGTATCAACCGAGGATGTTGTTGTAACATCTGTAACTACTTCCGTTACAGGTACAGTGGTTATAACTGGCTCTCTAGTTGAAACAGACAGACCTCTTTCAGAAACAGTTAACCCACTTGCATTATATTTTGCTGTAGCAATTGTAGTTGAAGTACCTGCTTCTACCACTAAGTCTTGTATATCAATAAGTTTAAAGGTTCTTTCGCCAACTCGAAACTTAAGTGAATCGTCATTTGGAATCAAGAAGTCACCACGTGCGATCCCGTTTGAGTCAGTAATTATGGCCTCACCAGCGTTACCTATAACACCAGCTTCAGTGTGAGGCCTAACAAAACTTGAAACAGCAACATCTTCGAAGAAAGGAAATACCCTAGTATCCGGTCTCATACCCGTTGCTACGAAAGTAATTCTTCTACTTCTAATAAATGGAACCGTGCCTACGTCAGTTATAAAGCTACCAACACTTTGAGTAGATTCAAATGGATCTACATTAACCCTTATACCTTCACGAGTATCAGTTGTAGTCGTTGTGGTTGTTGTAGTTGTTATTTCGTTACGCCAAGCCTGCCAAGCATTTCGACCTGTAAGATTCCATTCACCAATTTCGACACTTACATCTCTATCAACAGTTTGTGTTGTATTCCAATCACCCCAATTAGTACCTTGCGCGTTGACAAAATCTTCAAATGGAGAAGCAATGTCTATCTCAAATGAGACCTCTGGCAGAGTAGTAACATCTTTCCAGTGATCAGCTTCAGGAGTCAATGTAATTTCACCAGTCCACTCAAACAAAAGTTCCCCGACTGGATTAATTAGATTAGTTGCCCATTGCTGTCTAATGTAGCTTGAATGAGTATAACTCATCATCAATGCATCAGTAGTTGTAGCATCTTGTACAGCTGACACTTTTCCACCACCGCCACCAGAGATGTTATCGTTTACAGCAAAAGTACCAGTATTGGTATTGTGGAGGTATAAACGATATTGACCTGAACCAGCAGCAGGGTTACCACCAGTAAGTACCGCAGCTCTAACTGTACCTTGCCCACCACTAGCAGCTGTAATAGTAGCACCAACAGTATATGCATTAGCGTTTGTAATATCAATACGCTTATGTTTGCCTTTTCTTGCTACGTTGGCATTTACATTAAGTAACTCTAGATCAACATTAAACTGTTCGAACTTAGGTCTGATTTCTCCTTTTTTACCATCAATTGCAATACTGTATGCTATATTAGTAGTATCAGCGTTATCGTGACCGTGGAACTGATCAACAAAGATACCGTTCTTAAACCTGTTAAGACCAGCAGCATCTGTAATTTGTAGATCTGACGCTGCTTTCTCTAGAAGAGAAAGAGACATATAGTATTCAAGATTACCAACTCGCTTATCTATAGCAGCGATATCTTTCATTCTATATCGCCTGTTGTAGATTGGCCGCATTGTTACCGCATAGTTTAGCCTTCCAACTCCAAAATTCCTAGCATTTTGCTGTGAGAGAGATGGGAATGGAGGGATTGTAAGCAGTGCAAGAGACATGCTTTCCGCTGGCTGCGGCGGTGGAAATGGATTATCGTCAGAAATGCCTTTTACAACTCTTTTCTTTCCATCCTTACCAATAACAACCCTATCTACTCTAGGAAGGTATCTTACTACATCAGACTCCCATAGGAGATTGGGTGTAGGTACATAGCTACCACTAGCTTGGATATCATAAGTTGAAGTAGTATTAGAAGATACAGGATCTTCTGTTGCAGCACCAACGGTAGTTGCATCAGCTGCAGTTGGACGATATCTTGGTCTAAAGTCAATACTATCTCTTAAATCAAATACCTCGCCACTTATTTGTGAACTATAAAGAGGAATTTGACCTGTAACAATAGCAGTTGTGTTTGAGGTTGATTCGTTTGGATCAATTGGATATGAGTCTACGTTAAAGAATCCAATACCACTGGTTCTATCATGGTGGAAGTAATCCAGCTCAACAAGCAACCTATCGGTAGATTTTAAGTTAAGTATACTGTTTGGTCTGATTGCTATCTTTGAATTTTTGTATACAGAATCAGTAGCATTTACAACTAGTGAGAAGTCACTGGTAACGTTTCGGTTAGACGTACTATAAGTTGTACCTAAGTAAACTTTTCGAATATTAAACACGTCTGGTAAACCGAGAGACCATGGACCAGCCGTACCACTAGGATTACCACTGAGGTTTATTTTTACAAATCTATTTTTACGAACAATCTTGTTGGCTGGAGTACCAAGCTCTCGATCTTTATTAAAGAAGACCCTAGTAGCAAAAGTACTGTTAAAGGTTTCGTTAAGATTAATTGCAAACTGAGTAGAGCTGTTTACAGTTACTGATCTATTACCACCAAGTCCCTTACCGGTCAGATCAAAAATATATCCAGCTGGATATACACGTTTTGCAGCTAAGCTGCCGCCAGTATTCGCAACCGTAATTGCAGTAGTTACATTAATACGAGTTCCAGCAACACTGGCTACTTCTCTTACTTGAGTTGATGATGTATTACTAATCTCAATCAAATCACCTGCTACCAAATTAGTTGGTGCTGGAGAGCCACCTATGAAAACAGTTTTAGAATTGTCGCCGGGGAAAATAGCTGAAGTACCGATGTTAGCCTTAGCTACTGTACTACCATTTACCAAAATAATACTTTGCTTTTGAGTATTATTTAATGTACCAGTACCGTATCCAAGTTCTTCCTGTCCACTTGAATGTCCTGGAGCTACAGTTACCGTCTGTTGTCCATTCGTTTGAATAGTAGCATTTTCTGCAGCCCTGTACCTGTACTGAGCATTAACGGTTCCACCAGCATTTTTCCATTGCTTGACTGCGCTGATACCTGATTGGAATACACCTCGGTTGAATGATGGTTCAGTTAGAGCAGCTTGGTTGTCGCTAGTTCGAATATTAGCAAAGCCGCTAGTTACACCATCGTTTGTGTGTAGAGATTTAACTTCAGTAAATGACCCATTAGCCATTTCAACATCAAACAAATAAAAGCGATATACAGCATTGTTTTGTCCGGGTGTACCAGAAACATAATCCCAATACTTAATTCTAGCAGTACCAAGTTCGTTACCTGGAGCAGACTCTGCACCGAAGGTGTCGTTGTGCCCTGATACAGCAGCGTTTGCACTTCTCAATGAGACTTTGGCGTAGTTAGTTGCATCAAATCGTCCAACTACATTGGCACAATCAACATAGTTTGCATAATTGACATTAACATCTACCGCTAGCTGTTCTTTGGTATCAATACCCTTATCAGTATCAATCCAAACTGTAGCTAGATGTTCGTTATGATAACCCTGAACATATGCCTCTCCTGGCTCTACACCAATAGCAAGACGTTGAGTATTAGCTACTGGATTTACATTTGACGGAGCCCATCGACCAAAGTTCGTACCAGTGTCGTAGTGTTCTTTGACAGCAACCTGCATTTTTTTAATTTCATAGTTGCCTGATTCGTCATAAGTACGCTCAGCCATCTGATCACCAAGCTCATTATAGATGGAACGAGACCTGATTGTACGGATGTTACCAGCATCAACTTCAAAGATTGGTACAAACGATTCAGTATTAGAAGAAAACGTAAGCTCTTTTTTGGTCAGTGTACTGGTTAGCTTTAATCTATCTGCTCCTGGAGCAGTGTTGTTATAAGAGCCTCTAGCATTATCAAGCAATGTATCGTCAGTATCGCTGTCGACAGTACTTTCAGCTACTTTAAATCCAACTTTATATGAAGGAGTGGTGTTGTACTTTTCTAAGATTATAGTTTGTGGGTCTACGTTTACAAAATGACCCTTACCAAAAATAACCCCCTCTCCAACAGAAAATACTGATCCGTTACCAAACGCACCTGAGTTAAGTGTATTAGCTTGTTGACCCGCACCACCGTCAGCAGATAAGAAACTTAAAGTTTCTCCTGCTGAAAAGGTTTTAGCAGTTTTAGTTGTGCCACCGTTAAGATATTTGACAAGCAAAGTATTGGTATTAGGAGCACCAGCCTCTGTTCCTGCAGCCGTAGCTACTACTTTAGCTCTAACACCAGAAGAAAGACCCTGCACAATACCGTTAGCAAAAACTGAAGCAGTTACAGTATTGCCACCAGGATCCCTGTCACGAAGTTTTACAAACTTGACGTTGTCATCATACTGGAAAGAGCACCCATCAATAATTGTGCCTTCCTTGAAAATATTTTCGCCGAACCTAGCTACCTGCTCTTGCAACATTGCTTGCAAGGTATTAAGCTCACGTGTCTGTACAGCAAGACCAGGTTTGAAAAGTACCCGGTGATAGTTCTTGCCTTCAGCAACGTCTACGTAATCGTCAAAGTAAGGAGACCGGTTTAAATCTGTCTCTAACTTCGCCATCGTATTCTCCTAATTAAAACTTCACCGTTAAGGTGATGTTCTCTGATTGATCTATATCTCTACTTATTGGAGATTGTGTTACAATATACAACACATCTCCCCTGTAAGGAGCAATCTGTGGTTCTGCTATCCCATTTGTATTAATAGTAGCAGTTGCTCCACTTGTGTTTGCTGTTATAGTTTCTAAAGCATTAAACGAACCAGTTACATTAGTTAAATGCAGTAATCCACCATCAAACGTTACAACTCTTCCCTTAGCTGAAGTACTGCTCCCTGTAACAAATTCATCTTCTAAAAACGTACCAGAAGTAGTATTGGCTAAGTTAAGTCTGGTAGTCTGTCTGTAACGTAAGTCTGTTGCTATCGAACCAGTAGATTTGACAACAGGATTTTTGAGCACTCCAAATATTCTAAAATCATTGTTGGCAACAAACTTTTTATTCTCTTCTCCGTCAATCTTTACATTAAGTACTACATTTCTTCCATTTAGCTCACTTACCGGATCGGAGCCATGTCCTCCGGGCGGTGACAAATATGGTGTTAGGTTTGCACCCAGTCCAAATGTACCATAGTGAGTCACATTTGCAGAAACGTGAGAGTAACTAGATCCCCCATCAATTACATTAATTTTGGTAAGCGATCCTGACGCAACATTAGCATATGCCTTTGCTCCTGAACCATCACCGAATATATTTATGGCTGGACTAACATGGTATGTACTTGATGTGTTGGGAGAAACAGTAAATGGACTGTTTAATGTAATTTTTTGTTCCGGACCAGAGTAACTTTTAATAGATTGTATCTGACCAGTACCAGCTCCAGATGAAATAAACAACGTATAATCTTTATATGCATTATCAACACCGCTGGCAGTATTTGCTAAGAATAGAACAGAAGTATTAGTAACACCAGCAATTGTACCTTTGTGAACCAAATAATTTGATCCACCACCAGGAGCTACATCAATAATATCAACTGAACCGTTAGCTGCTGCTTGCTGAACATCCCATTGTACGCTAGTATCATCACTAGTAAGAGTTTTTACTGGTATAAAGCCTGTACTTTGAAACTTATTTTGCTCAGCGGTCGAAACGTTGTACATAAACTTCCACCGGTACCCATCAGCAGTACTTAAAATAGAAGTAGATTGACCAGTTGGCTTTACAGTCGACTTGCCGCCTTGATTATTAAACAAACACTTGTATACATTATTATCATCCGTATAAACAAAATAAGTTCTTGTAAACAAATCACCATCTAGATTATTATACTCTGAGTATACTGTGTTAGTAGACCAATCGTACCGGTTGGTAGCAAACGAGACATCGTTATTAGAAACTTTCTTCATACTCAACATATTTCTCCAAATATCATATTCAGTAAATTGAATAGAACTATTTGGAGTAGGAGGAGATGATTCTGAAGGCCACGAGTCTATTTTGGAATAGAACACGTAGAACTGGTCGTCTCCATTTGTTACGTTCTTCTTGAAAACGTCCGCAACATGAATTCCAAAATTTCTTGTTACTAATTTAGACATGGTTAGATATTACCATCGTACGTGTATCTGTAAACGCCATTGGCAAGTGCAACCCCTCCACCACCACCAAACGCAGTGTTGATAGTCAGTACAGTGTTGCTGAATACCGTGTTAACTATATATGTCGTGTTGCCAGTTGTTGTTGGTGACAGAGCCTGTATCTCAATAGCTGACCCACCCTTAACTCTTCTATCAAACAACGTATTAACACCAAGTACCTGGAACGGAGTACCGAATGTACCAACTGGGTTATCGAGAACAGTACTAATTACATCGCCAAGATAGGTACTAGCAATGTTATTGTTAGATACGTTGACGGTACCTTCACCATCCAAGTATGCTCTCAGGCCGCTAGAAGTTACTGTTGTAATATTGCCAAACGTTGGAACATCAATACCCGCCAAAATAATTTCGATATCATTTACGCCAGGAATGTTAATGAACGATTGTTCAAGCTCACTGGTGAACGTTGTTGGATTGATATCAAATGTTAAGCTAGGTGAACCAAATGCAGTAGTAGTCGATATAACAAATTGCTCAATTACCTGGCCAACAGCAAACGAGCCTACTGTAGTAATTGATCCAATAGACGGAATATCAAAGGCTCTAGACACTTCTGCTATGCCGAATGCTAGCGTAGAAGTAATAGTCAGCTCATCACCCAGTGGTTCTGGATCGGAAATAAGGTCTAGACCAACAGTAGAATCAATATCAAATACATTAGTAAAGTCTATATCATTTTGAATATCTACCTGACCAAATAATTTAGTACCTGCAGGGTGCAATACATCACGAACTATATCTCTATAAACTTGAAGACCTTTATCACTATCAAGAACATAACTATACTCTTGGTAGTAATAATTATCCTGAAGCTTCATATCCCAAGATAAAAATCCTTTAGAGTCGGTAAACCTACCAGGATCAGTTAACACGCCAGAAATTTTAGGTGTACCGATAGCATTGGTAGTGCCGCTTCTAGTTTGGTTTGTTAATGTAACCGGGAAGACAGCGCTATAACTTAACCCAGGAGTAGTTACTTCGATGTCAGTAATACCACCTGGAATAAACCTAGGATTGATTCTTGCGTTTTTACCTTTCTTGCCGCCAGAACCATCACCCAACTCAAGTATAGCAATATCATTATCGATAGCTTTAACTTCCGGAAGGTTAACAACATAACTACCTGGTGTGACGCTAATTGAGTTGATAGACCCTACAACAGTGTTTAAAACTCTCAAAGCCGAACTCAGTGCAGTGTTTGCATTGGATGCTTCTAGGTTTGCACTTGCTCTTACCTTGTCAGTATTAGCACTAACGCCATAAGTTGGGCCAAATCCAATTTTAGTGTTTGCTAAGGCTCTGATCGGATCAGA